GAGACGGCGCTGCGGATCGACTTCACGAAGCAGGAAAACTGGATCCAGATCTTCAGCAGCAACCCGGACGCGCTGCGCGGGGTGGGCGGCGACGTGGGGATCGACGAGCTGACGAGCCACAAGCAGCCGGATGCGATGCTGGCAGCGGCCGGCGGCCGCGCGATGTGGGGCCACTCAGTACGCATCTGGACGAGCCACAAGGGGGTGGACTCGTGCTTCAACCGGATGATCCAGGAGGAGCGCGCCAAGGGCGCAGAGAGCCGCTGGCGGATCAGGACGACGACGCTGCTGGACGCGCTGGACGACGGCCTGCTGGACAAGATCAACGAGGTGCGGGGAACGAGCTTCAGCCGCGAGGATTTCATCGCGGATACGCGGGCGATGGTGGGCTCGGATGCGGCGTACGAAGAGGAGTGCTTGTGCAAGCCGCAGCGGAGCGGGGAGAGCCCGATCAAGTGGGGATATATCGACGCGGCGAAGACGCAGTATCCGCTGGAGCGCAAGCACCTGGAGGGCGACGAGAGCTTCAGCGTGGAGAAGTGGGCGGCGAACATGGTGCTGGTGCTGCGGGCGGCGGATCGGGTGGCGATCGGCTACGACGTGGCGCGGACGGGACATCTCTCGGCCGTGGCGCTGAATGCGCGCTTTGGGAACAAGTGGAAGTTGATGGGGCTGATTACGATGCACAAGCGCAAGTTCGGGCTCCAGCGGGACGTGATCGCGGGGCTGATGACGGCGCTGCCGGGCGCGGTGGCGGGCGGCGACTCCACAGGACTGGGCATGCAGGTGTGCGAGGAGCTGACGGACCTGTTCGGGCCGGCGCGGTTTGTGGGCGTGAACTTCGGCCAGCTCAAGCCGGAGATCGGCACCACCATGGTCCGCGTCTTCGAGGACATGCGCCAGGAGCTGCCCGCGGCGCGGGAGCACGAGGACATCGGCTTCGATTTGGCGGGGATCAAGAGCGAACCGCTGCCGAGCGGGCGGACGCGGTTCTACGAATCGCCGAACCCGGTGGAGAAGCTGAGCCATTGCGATATGGCGTGGGCGATTGGGCTGTCGCTGCTGGTGGGTGAGGATGAGAGCGGCGAGCAACACGTGTGGACGTGGGCGGATGTGAACGCATGAGATTACGCGCATTCGGGGCGGCGATTTGGAACGGGCTGCGCGCGGGGCTGCGCGTGGGCCGGTGGACGCTGGACAACCCGCCGGGATGGCTGACGAGCGGCTCGGGCGTGAGCGGCCGGCTGAACATGCCGGAGCTCACGAAGCCGGCGGAGAGCGTGCTGTGGGCGTTCGCCTGCCTGCGGGCGCGGGCGGACGCGATCAGCCAGGTGCCGCTGCGGATCGGGGACGAAGAGGGGAACGTGATCGAGGAAGGGGCGCTGTTCGAGCTGCTGGAGCGGCCAAACCAGTGGCAGGACGGCGTGAAGTTTTTGGCGGATGTGGAGAGCTATCTGACGATGTATGAGAGCGCGTACATCGTGCCCGTGGCGGAGAGCGGCGCGCAGCCGGACGAGCTGGTGAGCCTGCCGGCGGCGAACGTGGACCCGATCGCGGGCGTGCATGGGCCGACGGGCCGCGAGATCGTGATGGGCTGGAAGTACCGCAACCCGAACAGTCACGAGGAACGGAGCTTCACGTTTGAAGAAGTGATCTCGATGGTGAGCCCGAACCCATACAACCCGCTGCGCGCGATCGCGCCGACGGGGCCGCTGCGCCGGACGATCCAGATGCACGTGGCGACGATGGAACAGAACCTTGCGCTGTTCCTGCACGGCGGGGTGCCGGACATCGTGCTCTCGACGGAGCAGCGCTGGAACAAGGACCAGGTGAAGGAGTTCATGCAGCGGTGGGTGGACAACTATGCGGGGTACTCGAACGCGCATAAGCCCGCGCTTTTAGATGGGGGCTTGAAGGCAGAGAAGCTGGGTTTCAACCCCGCTGAAATGCAGTCGACGGAAGTGCTGCGGACACTGACGCCGCAGGAGATCGTGGCGGGGTTCCGTTGCAAGCCGGTGATGGTGGGCTTGATGCACGGGGAGACGGGCCTGAGCCAAGGGAGCAGCACGGAAGAGCAGAAGGTGGCGTGGTGGAGCGAGGTGGGCCTGGCGGAGCTGGCGCGGATCGCGGCGGCGCTCCAGATCTTTTTGGTGGATCGGTACGATTGGACCAAGAGCCCGGTGCGGCGCCGGGCGATGACCCGGTTGGAAGTGCGGGCGTTCGCGCGGCAGCGCCGGCAGATGCGGCCGTATGCGGGGCCCACGATCGCTGGCGGAGACCGGAAGTGGACGTTGTGGTTCGACACAAACGCGATCCCGGAGCTGGTGGAGCACAGATTGGCGCGGCTGGACCACATGGGCAAGCTGCTGGACCGGGGGTGGAAGCCGGACGAGGTGGTGGAGTATTTGGACCTGGCGCTGCCGGACCATCCGACGAACCAGGGGCTTGTGCCGTTCAGCTTGCAGCCGGTGGAGGATGTGGCGCCGGGGCTGGTGGAGGAAGAGGAGCCGGAGCCGGCAGAGGCAGAGGGCGACGGGCGGGACGCCCGTGCCACGTTGGATGCGATCGGGCGGCTGGAGGCGGCGCTGCGGGCGGAAGGCGGCGAGGACGTGATCCCGCGGAAGTGGCGCCCGACGCGCAAGGTGCTGGACGCGCTGCTGAAGCCGCTGGAGAAGGAGGCGGCGAACAAGTGGGGCCGGTTCTTTATCGAGCAGCGCAAGCGCGTGCGGGAACGGTTCGCGGGGCTACGGGAGGCGCGGGCGGAACAGGCGGCGCGGCAGGAGACGGCGGGGGAAGTGCTGGCCGAGATCTTCCCGCGGGAGGGGGAGGACAAGGCGCTGGGCGCGCGGCTGGGGCCGCTGTGGGCGCATCATTTGAAGGCCGGGTGGGAGTACTTCCACGAGCACGAGAAGCCGCCTGGCGCGCCGGAAAATCCGTTTGAAGTGAAGGACGGGAGGGTGCTGGCGGCCCTGGACCGGCGCCGCATACAGGGTGCGAAAGTGAACGCTACGACGGAGGACGCGCTGCGCGAGATCCTGCGCGAGGGGTTCAAGGAAGGGGCGACGCTGATTGAGGTGGGCGACGCGATCGACGGCTATTACAAGGAGCACGCCGCGGGCGCCGGCAGCTATCGCGCGCAGACGGCGGCGCGCACGCAGACGGCGGGGATCGTGAACGACGGCCGGCTGCTGGCGGCCGAAGAAGTGGGCGGGCTGAAGAAGGGCTGGCTGCACGGGGGCAGCAAGGAAGCGCGGCCGAGCCACCTGGCGGCGCAAGCGAAGTATCTGAATGAGCCGATCGGGCTCTCGGAGAAGTTCACGCTGGAGAGCGGGCAATCGTGCGACGCGCCGGGCGATGCGGATCTGACGGTGGACGAGACGGCGAACTGCTCGTGCATGGTGGTGTTTGTGCCGGAGGATTGAGCGGAGCAGATGAGAGCAGAATCATTGACAGCAGAATCATTTTGCGTGGGCGACGCAACGGAGAACATTCCAGACCTCGCGGCATGAGAAGAAATGATTCTGCTGAAAATGATTCTGCCGAAACTGCGGAGCACAAGACGATGAAGAGGGCAGGGCCAGTGCAGGCAGAGACTCCTGCGGAGATCGAGCTGCTCGCCAAGTTCGGGCTGGGGCCGGACTTCGAGCCGCTGCCGTTCCAGCAGAAGAAGGAGCAGTGCCCACGGTGTGGCCGCGGCAATGCCTACTGGAAAGAGATCCACCCCGATACCTCGATGAACGAGATCGTTCTCTATTGTCCTGACTGTGGCTACGAGGGCGATGGTCGAAATGATTCTGCTGTCAATGATTCTGCCGAAACAGCGAGGGCCGAGATGAGCAAGCAAGCGCCAGAGCGATTGGTCCGGGCCATGGGGCCGGAGGTGGAAGTGGATGTGCCCAACCGCATCCTGCGCCGCGCACAGTTCGCGACGCGCCGCATTGCGAGCGACGGCGGGATCGTGATGCCGGAAGGGCTGGACGTGCACTACTTCGAGCAGAACCCGGTGGTGCTGGCGCGGCACGGACTGAGCGACAGCGCGGAGCCGCCGATTATCGGACGCAGCCTGAGCGTGCAACGCAATCACCTGGGCCTGGAGAGCGCGACGCAGTTCGCGGATACGGCGCTGGGCCGTGAGTATGCGTATCTGTATGGCGTGAATGCGGAGCGCGAAGTCTACGCGCGCGGCTGGAGCTTCGGCTGGACGACGACGGATCTGGAGTGGTGGGACCTGGACGTGGCGCGGGCATGGCTGGGCCGGGACTGGGACGAGGCGAGCGTGCCGCCGTGGGTGATGCGCGATGGGCAGGTGTGGGTGGCGAAGCGCGCGATCCTCAACGAGTACAGCGCCGTTCCGCTGGGCGCGGACAAAGCGGCGCTCTCGCGGGCCTACATGGACAAGGGCGTGCCGCTCGCCGGGCGGATGGTGGCGGCAATGGATCTGGCGGAAGCAAGGGACCTGCTGGGACAGGTCCGGGATGTGGTCGGCCGCGTGGACCGGCTGGAAGAGCAGCTCAAGGCCCTGTCGCGCGATGACGCGCCGGCAGCACGACAGGGCGACTCCGGCGCACTGCTCGCGGAGATCCGCGCGGTGGTCCGAGAATGGAAAGGACAGGACTGATGAGCGATACGATTGACCCGGAAATCAAAACCGCGCTGGACGAACTGCGCGAGATGGCGACGAAGCAGCCGGAGGTGCAGACCCGGCTGGACGCGATCGAGGAGTCGGCGGCAAAGCGGGAGCAGGCAATCGTGGAGGTCCGCGGGACGCTGGACGAGCTGAAGCAGCAGATGGAAGAGCGCGAGGCGCTGATCAAGAAGCTGCAACAGGAAGCCCGGCAGACGCGGCTGGAGCAGGACCCGAAGCTGGAACGCCGGCGGGGGTTCGAGCTGCTGGGCATGATGTGCCGGGAGCATCTGTGCATGCGCACGGCGCAGGAGCTGCCGACGCGGTTCCGCAAGGAGGCGGACGCGCTGAAGGAGTTCCGCGAGCAGCGCGCGACGCTGGAGGCGGGCGCGGTGACGGGTAGCTACCTGGTGCCGACGATCCTGGAGGCGGGCGAGTTCTGGGAAGCGGTTGAGGAACTGAGCGATCTGTTGAGCTCGGTGGACTTCATCCCGGATCTGCCGGGCCAGGTGAACCTGCCGTACCTGGCGAGCCGGCCGACGGCGCAGAAGAAGCGGACGACGGTGGACACGACAATGACGCAGAGCGATCCCACCTTCGGCCTGCTGGAGATCCGGCCCGACGAGATGTACGTGTACTTCCCGCTCGATAACCGGCTGATGCAGATGAGCGCGCTGCCGCTGGGGCAACTCGCGTTCAATCTGTGCCGCGACGCGCTGATCTACAAGATGTGCTCGTGGCTGCTGATCGCCGACGGGTCGGCCACGTACAACAGCCTCACCGGGATTCTGAATGAGGCGACGTATGTGCTGAACATGTCGGGCGGCAAGACGGCGTTCGGCAACATCGACAACACGGAGCTGAACCGGGCGCTGGCGAAGCTGTGGAAGCGGGGCCGGTCGCGCGGCTCGTTCCTGATGAGCCTGTACGTGCTGGGGTTCCTGGAGAACCTGAACCGCTCGGGCAAGATGCCGGTGCTGACGGCGGACCAGGGCCGCGGGAGCTACCGCTGCAAGATGCGGCCGGTCATCATCGAAGAAGAGATGCCGGACGAGGCGGACGATGCGGCGGACACGGGCTTCATGGGCGTGGGCGATCTGGCCACGTACATGGTGGGCCTGGTGGGCGGCATCCAGCTCGCGAGCTCGGCGGACTACAAGTTCGGCGAGAATCAGACGGCGTTCCGCGGGGTGATCAACGTGGACATCAAGCGCAAGCCGCAGTGGACGCACATGACGCTGAAGACGGCGGCTAGCTGACCCGAGTAGGCCGGGCTTCTTTGAAGCCCAGGTCCGACGCAAGAGAGAAGGAGATGCAGACATGAACAAGCGCAGCATCATCATCATGGCCGTCCTGACGGCGGCCCTTTTCGGCATCCCGGCGCGGGCCGAGATGTACACGGAGTTCGAGGACGGGGTGGCGAATGCCTCGAACGTCTACGCGGCGGCGCGCGGGAAGATCATCGTGCGCTCGGTGGAGGCGCAGACGGATAAGCTGGGCGCAACGGTGAAGTTCTACGCGCGGCCGACGACGCTGTCGAAGATCGCGCCGGGACGGAACCACGCGAGCGGCTCGACAAACATCCTGCTCACGAATACGGGCACGATTATGACGGGCAGCGACATCGTGGTGTATCAGCACGCGGACGGGGTCTGCGATGTGCGGACGCTGGTGGGCACGTGCACGACCACGAATATCTTCCTGGATGGCGGGGGGATCAGCGCGACGGGCACGAACGGCGACTACATCTATGAGGTGTCGCTGCAAGGGCAGATCCTGGCCGGCGAGTACGGCACGGGGAGCGGCACGAACAATACGATCAGCCGGCAGGATTGCTTCGCGACGCCGGGCGACTCGCCGCTGTATATCCTGCTGGACGGCACGGCGGATTGCGTGCTGATGAGTACGGTGGAGAAGTAGGGCCGCCGGGGCGGCCCGGTAACGAACAATGAACGAAGCCCCAGTCCTCCTCCCCTGGGCACACGGGACAGGCCGGCGCCGGGTGCAAACCCCGGCGCCGGCGGTCCTGCGCCGGCGCAGAGGGCCTGCCGTTCGGAGAACGGCGGCCTACTCGCGGACCCTGCCATGGGAAGAGGACCGGGAATTGAAAGAGGAGATGACACGATGAAGCGCAAAGGCATCTGGATTTTGGCCGCGATCCTGTTCAGCGGGATCGTGGCGTGCATGGCCGCGCACGGCGGGGATTTCTCGCCGGCCTGGAAGGCGCGGCTGATCAAGGCGGAACGCGGGGTGCTGCCGTCGGGCTCGATCGGGTCGAGCGAGATCGCGGACGGCACGATCGTGAACGCGGACCTGGCGAGCTCGGCAACGTCGAACGCGCTGATGAAGGTGTATTGCTCGAACCTGGTGGTGAAGACCGGCGGCACGGTGCTGATCGATGCGAAGGAAGCCGTGGTCGCGCCGTCAACGACGCGGCTGCAACTGGATCGCGGGACGGCGACGAATGGGCAGCCGATCGTGCACTTCACGGCGGCGTTTGCCGTGGCGCCTTCAGTGGTTTTCGGCTGGCATGGGGACGTGAGCGCATACAGCACACTCACGAACACGCACATCTCCGCGGCGAGCGTAAGCACGACGAGCTGCGTGCCGAAGACGGCGGTCGCTGTGGGTGGGCTGCTGACGAATATGTACTGGATCGCGGTTAGCACGGAGTAGGCCGGCGTTCTCCGAACGCCTGGCCCGCGCAGGGCCTGGGCTTTGGAAAAGCCCGGCCTACTGGAGACGGCATGAGCCTCTACATATTGACGCTGGCCGAGATGAAGGCGGAGCTGGGCATCGACGATACGGACGACGATGCCGTGCTGACGGAGTGGATGGAAGGACTCCAGAAGCGCTTCGACGCATACTGCGAGCGGACGCTGCTCTACTCGGCCAGCGTGACGGAATATCACGACGGGGGCGAACGCTGGCTGCTGCTGGACCGCTATCCGGTGGAGTCGATCAGCTCCATCATCATTGACCAGGATCGGGAATGGGACAGCGAGGACGCGCTGACGGAAGACGAGGACTATGTGCTGAACGCGGACCGCGGCCGGATCGCATACGGGACAGGCGAGTATCTGTGGACGGCGGGCTTCCAGAATATCCGCGTGGTCTATGCGGGCGGATATGTGGCGTGCGACGGCTCGCCGACGGGCAGCCAAGTGGCGATGCCTTACGACCTGCGCCTGGCGATGCGGTTGCAGGTGGGGTTCCTCTGGCGCAACCGCCGCAACCTGGGCGCGCAGGCGGTGAGCGGCCAGGGCGTCACCGTGAACCTGGCGCCGGTGCGCCTGCTGCCGGAGGTCCGCGAGATCCTGACGCTCTACCGGCGCGTGTGAACGGCAGAATCATTGACAGCAGAATCATTATGCTCGGGACGCGCAGCAAACAACACCCCAACACTCGGGGCATGAGAGAAATGATTCTGCCACAAATGATTCTGCCAACTCTGGTGCGGGGCTAATGCAGGAAGATCCGGCATATATCGAGGTGGCGATCAGCCTGGTGAGCCGCGGCCCGCTGAAGGAGCGGGACTTGCAGGCGATGCTGCGGATCTATCCGGCAAACCAGAACCGCCCGGACGCACCGACAGGGGATTACTCGGTAATGCTCTCGCGCTGGGGGCATCCGCGCGAATGCGATGTGAGCGCGACCGTGCAGGGCTTCGACCGGCAGCAGGGGCCGTGGACGCTGATCCGGCAAGCACTGGAGGCTGTTCAGAAGTAGGCCAGGCTTCTCCGAAGCCCAGGCCCGCTGAAAGGAGACGAGACGATGAAACGATGGATAGCATTCTGGCTGGTGATGCTGGTGGTGACGATTGCCATGCACGCTTGCATCGCGCTGGCGCAAGGGGACCGCGTGGAGGTGGCGACGGCGTCGATCACGAACTGCCGTGGCGATTCGTCGGGCGCCTACATCAACGGCACCTACTACTATGAGGGCACGTCGCTGTTGTTCACCAACTGCGTCTTGCACTCGGGCAGCACGACGAACTCCGACGTGCAGGAGCTCAGCAACGTGACGGTGCAGGTGATGATCGGCACCACGTCGAGCTCGACCACGAACACGGCGACGATCCAGAGCACGAACAACGGGACGTGGCAGTGCACGGTGACGGTGCCAACGGACCAGAGCAGCCCCAACGTGCAGATCAAGATCACGGACTACTGGACGAACTCGTACATTTATCCGTGGAAGGCGATGAAGTGTAAGGAGGCGCTGTAAGACAGAACCATTGACAGCAGAATCATTATGCTCGGGCCACGCAACCAGAAGACAGAATGATTCTGCCAGAAATGATTCTGCGAAACGCTGAGACGTGACAATGGCGGACACGTTCACAATCGGCAGCAATGCGGCGCAGCTCCTGCGGCGTTACAACCGGCTCCCAGGCGACGTTCAACGGGGCATCGCGCGGGGTATGAAGCGGGGCCTGCTGCTGGCTGAGGACCACGTGCGGCGCAACACGAAGATCCGCGCGCGGCACGGGATGGCGGGCCTGATGGGCCGGCTCACGAGCGATGTGGAGATCGGCGGCCCGCTCGGGATCGACGGCGTGATCGGGTTCCGCAAGACGCGCGGCTTCCCCTATGAGCTGGCGCAGGAGTACGGCGCTCGCGCGCGGCCGGGCGGCGCCATGACGATGCCGCTGACGGCTGAGGCGCGCCGGGCGGGCAGCCCCCGCGCGATGGCGGGGTTGTTCGTCCTGAAGGGGCAGCCCTATCTGGCGGAGAAGACGGGGCCGCGCACGATCACGCGGCACTGGCGGTTTTTGAAGAAGATCGAGCCGCGCCTGTTCTTCCGCCAGAGCGTGCGGGAGAGCCTGCCGCGGATCGGGCAGGAGATCGTGAAGGACGCAGAGAAGGCAACGCGATGACGCAGCAGCGGACAGACATCGTGGACGAGCTGCGCAGACTGCTCGACACGCTCTATGGCCCCAGCGGCACGACGGAGGAACTGTTCCGCGAGGTGAGGCGCGGGCCGCTGCGGCGCGTGGATATGTGGCCGACGCTGACGGTATGCGATGCGGGCCAGCGCCGGCTCTCGCCCTGGGGTGACGAGCAGATGGAGCTGGAGCTGGACGTGCTGCTGTGGCTGCACCTGGCAGAGACGTGGGACCGGATCGCGGATCAGCAAACCTGGACGGACCACGTGGCGAACCTGATCGTGCTGCTGCAGAACCAGCTCCCGGACGCGACGGGCGGGCTCAATATGCTGTATGTGGACGATGAGCCGACGCTCGCCGTCTGGGCGGACGGGGCCAGCGAAGCGGTCTGGGAGATCCGCTTCGCCTACCGCTATTTCACGGAGGTCAACGTCAGGCAGGACAACTCCTGACGATCGCAGGATAAGCACACAAGGACAGGAGCAGAGCAGATGGCAAAGAGAATCAGGCGGTTCACGATGACGGTCGAAGGGGCTACCGTTGCCGGCGCCCGAGACTTCCGCTATGACGACAATAGCGAATACGACCGGAGCCGGGCGGATGACGAAGTGGTGGGGGACCAGGTGCGGATGAGCACGGGGCCGTATGCGATTAGCTTCGAGCTGCTCGCCCCGGACTCCAACGTGGAGAGCGGGCTGGTGGATGCGCTGGTGGTGACCGCGAAACAGATCGAGCGCAGCGGAGCGAGCGAGAGCTCGACGGACATCACCTACACGTTCGCCCAGGGCAACCTCAACGTCGGCGGAGATGTGCCGACCGAGAACGCGGGCCGCATCCCGGTGACAGGCGAGTTCAAGACGTTGGCGATCTCGTAGCGGCGAGCTGGTCGGCCGGGACGACCGACCTACTGAAAGGCACAGGACAATGGCAGACGCGATCAAGTGCGATCTCACGGGCAAGCTGGTGGAAGGCACCGGCACGCCCTATGTGGAGGTGGACGTGGGCGAGGGGGTGCGGATCCGCGCAATGGTGATGGTGCGGCTGCGCGCCAAGCCCAACGAGAGCTGGACGCAAGGGCGTATGGCGCCGGCCGGGGCGAAGCTGGTGCAGGACGCGCTCGCAACGCTGAAGATGCCGGCGAAGAAGTAGGCCGGGCTTCTCCGAAGCCCAGGCCCCGCAATGGAGGACACAGCCGATGCTCGGTATCCCATTCCGGCTGCTGGCCGAGACCGACGACGGCCCGGTGGACAAGACGATCCTGCTGCGCTCTCGCCGGATCGGCGAGGCAGGCAAGCGCATGCAGCAAGCGATCCGCGAGTATCACCGGGCCGAGTTCGCGATGGTCAAGGCGACGAGCCGGTGGCAAGCGCTGGACGACCGGATCGCGGCCCTGGGCGCGGCACACGAGGATGTGCCGCAACTGGAGGACAAACGCGACGCACTGGTCGACGAGGTGAGCGAGCTGGATGAGGCCAGCCTGGAGGCGGCCGTGGCAGTGGTGCGCGGCGCGCTGGTGGACAACTACGGCGCCAAGGGCGCGGACGAGCTCCTGGACCAGCTCAACAACAAGCAGGTCCGCAGCATGGTGATGTTGATCGAGACGGGACAGCTCCCCGCGGATTTTTCGCCTGGCCCCGAACCGCAGCCGAAATCGACCACTACGGAGCGGTCTGGAGGTTCGCCCGCAAGATCCTCCTCGAAGCGGGGCACTCGACGCAGCAAATCGAAGAAGGGTTGATCGGATTGGACGAGGCGTATCTGATGGCCGAGCCGTGGGATCGCGTGTGCCGGCGCATTGAGAGCACGCTCGCCCGGCTCCAGGAGGAAACGCCCGAGGCGGCCGGCCACGGCTATCTGGCCGAGGCCGAAGATTGGGATTGAGTAGGCCGGCGTTCTCCGAACGCCAGGCCCCACGCGAGGACGCGAGCATGCCGGATGACATGACACTGCGGATGCGGATCCGCGCGCGCGGCCAGCAAGCGCTCGCCGTGCTGCGCAGTGTGAACGATCGCGTGCGCCGCATCACGACATCTATAGGGCGCATGGGCCGCACGGGCGCGGCCACGTTCCGCGGGCTCGGCCGTGCCGGCGGGCTGATGCTGCGCCCGATCAAGCTGCTCAGCGGGCTGACGCTGGGGCTGGGGCTGACGTTCGGGGCGCTGAGCGGCAAGGCGCTGGGCGCGCAGGGCGACCTGGAGGCCCTCCAGATCCGGCTGGAGTCGGTGAGCAAGAGCGCGGCTGACGCGCGCCGGATCTTTGCGGAGACGCGGGACCTCTCGATTGCGAGCCCGTTCACACCGGACCAGCTCGTGGACGCGCGGATCGCGTTGCTGAACCTGGGGCAGACGGGCAAGGATGCGATCACTTCTCTGGGGGATGCGGCGGCGATCACACAGCGGCCGCTCGGCGATTTGGCGAGCGTGGTGGCGAGCCTGGAAACCGAGCCCCTGCGCCGGATCGGCATCCAGCTCAAGCGCGAGGCCGGCACGTTCAGCTTCGAGTTCCGCGACCGGATGCAGGAGGTGCGGACGATTGTCGCGGACGGCGTTGACGATGCGCGGCGTGCGCTGCTCTCGATCTTTGACATCAAGTATGGGGGCGGCATGGGCCGGTTCGCCGCGGCCTGGCGCGGGCTGATGAGCACGATCCGCGGCAACATCAAGCTCGCGCTCGGCCAGTTCGGCGAAGGGCTGATGCCCGCGGCGAAGGGATTCGCTGCGGCGCTCAATTCCCGCATCACCGATCTCATGGAGCGCGGCACGCTCAAGGACTGGGGCGAGCGCGTCGGCACCGCCCTCACCCGCGCGTTCGACTACGGCGCCTCGGTAGTCGAGCGCGCCAAGGAGATCGTAACCGCTGTTCGGGACGACCCGGAAAAGATGTTGCAGGGCGTCAGCATTGTCATGCGCACGGGCGCGGACATTCTCGCCACCAGCCTCGTCAATTATCTGCGCGCGATGGGCGGGGTCTTCGCCGGGATCGGGCGCATGATCGCCGGTGCCTTTATGGAAGACCTCTTGTTGTTGGCGGTGTTTGCCGGTAGCGACAACCGGCTCCAAGCTCGCATCGCCGCGATGCAAGGTCCTGCCGCATTTCAGCGAGGGTTAGACCAGGCCATCGGTGCTTTTCCCGGCGCAGCCAAGGAGACTGCCGGGGCAACGGCTCAACTCCTGGCCGCGGCTGGTGCCCAACTCCGCGCCCTGGCGCCCGCCGGCAAGACGGCGGCGGAACTCTATGCCGAGCGCCAGGCTGCGCGTGAGGCGGCGCCAGCGCCTTTTGTCGGGCCGCCTGCGCCAAACATGGACCTGGTGACGACCTTGGAAAACCGCACCCGCGCCGGCGCCGCGTGGGCGCGGCAGCGCCGGTTCCAGGCCCCGCTCGGCGAGTACAGCGTGGGGCAGGAGGCACCGGGCGGCGGCACGGTCATTCGGATCGAGCAGTTGGTCGTGGAGGCGAACAACGTGGCCGAGATGGTCGAGGGCGTCAAAACGGCCGGGGCCAACCCGGCGTTGGCGCCCGCGGCGACGTAGTGGCGGAGGAATGATGTGGCTCTCAGCGCCGAAAGGTACACGGTCAGGACCGATCGATTCGGCCTCAAGCTGGTTACCATGCGCGGCTGGTGCCAGGAGGACGACATCGACACCGTCGAGGCGCATCTCTGCCGGCGCTATGTCATGGTGCCCCTGCCGCAGAGCACCGGAGCGGTGCTCAAGAGCCTGGACGGCAGCGCGCCCTATACGCAGTACCTTGAGCCGCCGACGTGGGGCGGGGAGAAGATCCTCGTCGTCAAGGTGGTGGGCCACATCGTCGGCACCGTCGCCCCGCTCCAGAGCGGCGGCGCCTATGACGGGCACTACGTCCTCGCGTTCGAGATCGTCTACCAGGAGGTCAACGGGGTTAGTTGACAACGTCGAGCATGAGGCTTCGACATGAGCGCAGCGAATGGCGATAGGCTCCATGCTTTGGTTCGGCGTCACCTTCAGGACCGCCGACCAAGCATTGAGAGAATCAGAACGCTCTGCTATGAGTGCCTCGACCACGACAGCTCGT